TTCCAAGTAATACCCTTCCAGGCAGACCAGTCTTTACCACCATCACTCATATGGTAAGCGATTTCTGCATTTCTAACTGGATCAAATAAGTCTTCGTTAGACTTTAGGTTAAACTTATCCCGTCGATCTTGACCCATTGATCCTAGCATATTGATTTGAAATAGGCCATAAGAATTATCTCCAGTGTTTCTATTTGGATTCCAAGAGTTAGGAGTACCCATAGATTCTTTCATTACTGTTGCCCAAGCAACTTTTAGTGCATAGCCTTCAAACCCTACAGACTTTAATATTTTAATTAGTTCATCTTTTTCAAGAGGGGTTCCATATTTGTACTTTTTCTTAGTTTTATTATTTTCTTCCTTAGAAACTGAAAAAACCGCCTCAGCGGTTTGGGTTTCACTTTTTGACACGGTACTACTCAAGTTATTTTCAGCATTAGCACTAGAATTAGAGAACAAAGCAATTCCAGTTACTGCTGCGAGTATTCCAATCACTATCTTATTAGTTGTCATGACTGTTCCTCCTTAGAAACAAAAACACCATAAAGTTATGGTGTTACTCACTAGTATATCATGGATTTGGATATTGAGTCAACTTAAAGACTTAATGTGATATAATTTCTTTATGGCTAAATACCGCAATCCAGACGAATCAGAGATGGATGTAAAGGCTCCTTCTACCTACAATATTGGAAATAAGCCACCATTGGTTAACTGGACGGTTGTAATTGGCGATAGCGCCTCTTTTAGAATATATGTACAAGATGATGCAGGAGATCCAATTGTAGTCGATGATTGGGATATTGAGGTCGATTTTAGACGGTACTCTGATAACGTTGGAGATGACTTAATATTTGAGTTAGTACCAGTACAATCAGTAACTGATGGCGATGGAGAGTTTTTAGTTTCTTTGACCCCTGCTCAATCTAAACAACTAAGAACTGGTGATGTTTTTGATGTTCAACTTACAGATGCTACAAGGGTTTGGACTGTATGTCAAGGAGAAATGATCATGCTTGGCGAAGTTACAGATCAGTCATAAGAAATGGCTAAAGCAACACTAACTGACGTTAAGGCAAAAACAAAAGTAACTGCAGTAAAAGACTTTAAGTCTTCTAAAATTAAAACTGTTAATTATTCAAAAACAACTTTAACTGATGTTAAAACAAAAACCAAAATAACTCCAATAAAAGGTTTTAAATCTTCGGGTATAAAAACAGTTGACTATTCTAAAAAGGTATCAATAAATGCAATACTTCCATTTAGATTAAAGATAACTAATGTAGGTATTGAAGGTATAAATCCTTTAAATCCCCCAGGAATTGGTATGCAGATTATTGGTTTTTCTAACTATATCTTGTAATAAAATTATGTTATAATATAAACATGGCCCGTCTATCGCTAGCAAACTTAAAGTTAAGATTTCAAACAGGAGATCGTCCTTCACAGACGGACTTTGAAGATTTTATTGACACAGCAAGCGCTCAAGCAACAGATTTGGGTAGTGCAGGAAACAATGAGTCAACAATCAACGGCATTGAAAGTGCTACAGTAATTGATAATTTTGATGCAACAGAATGGAGATCTGTTAAGTATTCGGTCTCTATTAAAAAAACTTCTGGTGGCGAAAATAAATACTACGCAACAGAACTGGTTGTTCTTGCTGACAGTGCAGATGTATCTGTCACTGAGTATGGCCTTATTGACAATGATGGGAATATTGGCACCATTAGCGTCTCCCGTGCTGGAAATACAGTATCCTTAACGGTTACTCCAGTAATCGGTATAACCCCAATCACTGTACGTTATTCACGTACGGGATTAAAGGCATAAAAAAGGAGATAAAAAATGGCAACAGTAGACAAAGATTTTAAAGTAAAAAATGGTTTAATTGTTCAAGGAGAAACAGCAACTGTTAATGGTAAAAATGTTATTACCGCAGGAACTGTAGATGCTAAAGGTGATTTAATTGTTGGTAGTGCAAATGATGCAATAGCACGTCTTGGCGTTGGAACCAACGGACAGGTCCTCACAGCAGCGTCAGGTGCAACATATGGCGTTCAATGGTCAGATCCAGCAGCAGTTGGTGTATTTACAGAAAGTATTATTTTCGAAGGTGCAACAGCAGATGCCTATGAGACTACACTTGCAGTTACAGATCCAACCGCAGATCGTACAATTACACTTCCAAACGCAACTGGTACAGTAGCACTTACTTCAGATGTTACAACTCACGCAGACCTAACAGCAGCACACGGCGCATCTGGTGCGGTAGTTGGAACAACAAACACACAAACTCTTACAAACAAAACATTAACATCACCAAAAATTAACGAAGATGTTGTTATGTCAGCAAGTTCTACAGAACTTAACATTCTTGATGGAGCAACTCTTTCTACAACAGAACTTAACTATGTAGATGGTGTGACATCAGCAATTCAGACTCAATTAAATGCAAAGGCTGCTGATGCAGATCTTACAACACATACAGGATCAACAACAGCACACGGTGCAACTGGTGCAGTAGTTGGTACTACAAACACACAGACTCTTACAAACAAGACTCTTACAAGCCCAACTCTTACAACTCCAGATCTTGGTGTGGCTTCTGCTACATCTGTTAACGGTACAACTATCCCGTCATCAAAGACTCTTGTTGTAACAACAGATAAGTTAAACGTACTTGCAGCAACATCTTCTTCAGAACTTGCTGGAATCATCTCTGATGAAACTGGTACTGGAGCACTTGTTTTTGCTAATACCCCAACACTTGTAACACCAAACATTGGTGCTGCAACTGGTACATCTCTTGTTTTGTCAGGGGATTTAACAGTAAACGGTACAACAACCACAATTAACTCAACAGAAATCACAGTTGATGACAAGAACCTTACACTTGGTTCAGTAGCAACTCCAACAGATGCAGGCGCTGACGGTGGTGGTCTTACACTTAAGGGTACAACAGACAAAACCTTCTCATGGATTGATGCAACTGATGCATGGACATCTTCTGAGCACATGGATCTTGCTTCTGGCAAGGTATTAAAGATTAATGGAACTGAAGTTCTGTCAGCAACACAGTACACTGGAAATGCTGCAACAGTTACAAATGGTATTACTACAGCAAGCAAGATCTCAGCACTTGCTGCAACATCATCTTCAGAACTTGCAGGAGTTATTTCAGACGAGACAGGAACAGGCGCATTAGTATTTGCTAATACACCAACTCTTGTTACTCCAGAAATTGGAGCAGCAACAGGTACAAGCCTTGCTCTTCCAGATGCTCTTATTGGATCTGCAACAGGAACTGCTGCTGCAACTGCAACAACTATTGATACATGGTCAGCAACAACATACTCAAGCGCTAAATATATCGTACAAATGAAAAAGGGTACTGATATTGAAGTAATTGAATTACTTGTTACCATTGATGGATCAAATAACGTTTACTTAACAGAGTATGCTGATGTAGTTAGCAATGCTGAACTAGGAACAACAAACGCTGTTTACAGTGCTGGAAACGTTCTTCTTCAAGTAACTGGCGCAGCAGCAGATACAGTTGTTAAAGTTAGCAAAACATACATCGAGGCTTAACAAAAAAAGTAGGGGGTAGTAAATGCCAACAACAGATAAAGACTTCAAGGTCAAGAATGGCTTAAATGTAGCCACAACTGGTACTTTTGGAGGAACTGTTACAGTTGCTACCCCAACTCAAAATACTCACGCAGCAACTAAGTTGTATGTTGATACGGTTGCTGGAAATGCAAACGTTGTTCCAACCGAATCAACTGCTCCAGTTTCACCAGTAGATGGGCAAATATATTTTGATACAGTTACGCAACATCTTTCAATATATTCAACAGATGCTGCTGAATGGATCATGATTGCTACTTTTGATGATACGGCAAACTTGAGACAACATATTCACGATACTGCAATTGATGGAACGGGACTTATTACTACCATTTTTCAAGATGCAGGAGCATATGATGATGTATTTTCTTCAGCACAAATTGCAGGGTTTTACGATACAGTAGAGTGGTTAACTAGTTATGATGGCGGAAGTCCGTTAGATAACTTTAATTAATCATATGTTATAATAAAGAAAGAATAAAATCTAGGGGGATTAAATTATGGCAACAAGAATGCAACAGAGACGAGGCACTGCAGCCCAATGGATATCAACCAATAGTGGCAATGGCCCAATTCTTGCAGCCGGAGAAATCGGTTACGAGTCAGATACTAATAAATTTAAAATTGGTGATGGCACCAACCACTGGCTAAGCCTTGATTACTTCATGGACGCAGACAGCACAACAAACCCCCAATTTGGCTCAAACATTAAATTTGAAGGTGCTACAGCAAATGCTTTTGAAACTACCCTAGCAGTAGTAGACCCTACAGCAGATCGGACAATCACTCTTCCAGACGCAACAGGTACAGTCGTTTTGGCCGACGGTAGTGGAAATGTTACAGTATCAGGAGATTTAACAGTAAGTGGTACAACTACTACTATTAACAGCACAACAATTAATGCTACAACAGGACTTGTTTTTGAAGGTGCTACAGCAGACGCTTTTGAAACTACCTTAACAGTAACAGACCCCACAGCAGATCGTACAATTACTTTCCCTGACACAACTGGTACAGTTGCAATGCAGTCAGACGTACTGCTTCGTTTAGCAAAAGCAGGCGGTCAAATGACTGGAAATATTGATTTAGATAATACTTATAAAATTGTTAACGCAGCAGCACCAACATTAAGTGGAGATCTAGCAAATAAAGGATATGTTGATAATGCAGTAGCATCAGGACAAACTTTTACCACTTCACTTCTTTTTGAAGGCGCTACAGCAGATGCTTTTGAAACCACCTTAGCAATAACAGATCCTACCGCAGACCGGACTATTACCCTTCCAGATGCAACAGGAACAGTTATTACAACAGGAAACTTATCAGACATAACTAATACCGGAGTTTTCTCTCAAGCAATAGTTTTTGAAGGTACTACAGCAGATGGTTTTGAAACCACTATAGCAGCAACAGATCCTACAGCAGATCGTACAATAATGATTCCAGATGCAACAGGAACATTTGCACTAGTAGCAGATGTTACCTCTCATGAACAAGACACAACAAATGTTCATGGTATTTCAGATACATCAGACATCGTGCTTAAATCAGGTACACAAACACTTGGAGGAGCAAAGACATTTACTGGAGATGTTGTTCTTCCTACAAATACTTCAATTGGAACCGTAACTTCAACTGAAATTGGATATGTTGATGGAGTTACCTCTGCTATTCAAACACAGTTAGATGCTAAAGCACCACTAGCCTCTCCTACATTCACAGGAACAGTAACTCTTCCTTCAGGAACTGTTACATCTGCAATGATTCTTGATGGAACAATTCTTGTTGGAGATTTAGCAGATGGTGCAGTTACTTCTGCAAAAATTCTTGATGGAACAATTGTTGATGCTGATATTAACGCATCTGCAGCAATTGATTGGACAAAACTTGGTATCTCTTCAACCGTATCTTCAACAGAAATTGGATATGTTGATGGAGTAACTTCAGCGATTCAAACACAAATTGATGCAAAGGCTGCTCTTTCAGGAGCAACATTTACAGGCGCAATATCTGGAACAAGCCTTACACTTTCAGGGGATCTAACAGTAAATGGAACAACCACAACTATCAACTCAACAGAACTTTCTGTTGATGATAAGAATATTGTTCTTGGTGATGTTGCAATTCCTACCGATACTACTGCTGATGGCGGAGGTATAACACTTAAAGGCGCAACAGACAAAACCTTTAACTGGGTAGATGCTACAGATTCTTGGACATCTTCCGAAAATATCAACCTTGCTTCAGGAAAAGATTTAAAGGTTAATGGAACTGCCGTTCTTAGCACAACTGCTGGTGGATTTATTTTTACCGACGGTACACAAACAAAAGAAGGTGTTCCATCACGAACAACAATTTCTGCTCAAAGCGCATCTTATAACTTATCAACAGGAGGAGTATCTCTTAGAGATAACCTTATTGAAATTAACTCTGGTAGTGGAACAACTTTAACAATTCCAACAAACTCAACAACACCGTTTCCAGTAGGAACTTCTATTGATGTACTTCAAGTTGGAGCGGGACAAGTAACAATTGCTGGAGCAGTAGGAGTAACAGTAAACAGTACTCCTGGATTAAAGTTACGTACACAATGGTCATCTGCTACTCTTTTCAAAAGAGCAGAAAACACTTGGGTTGTAATGGGAGATTTGTCAGCATAATAAATTAAAAGGAAGAGGACATCATGGCAGCAGGTAGAAAAAAGGGTATTAAAGCAGCAGCACAGGATAACTTTATTGTTCCAAATGCACCAACAATAGGAACAGCAACAGATGTCGGAACTGCACGGGCATATAATAATGGTGCTGCAACTGTTACCTTTACTCCTGCAACTTCAGGAAACACTGCTGTAGTAAGTGGATATACTGCTACATCATCTCCAGGATCTTTTACTGG